TAGCCGAGAAGCACAACGCGCTCGTCGATTTGATGATGACGATGTACGGAAAAAACGGCGTCAACGTCTACAACTCGCAAGGCCGAATCGTGATCGACGGCTCAGGCCCCGGAGGAATTCCGACAGGCTACGGTCCTGTTGATCTACAAGTCTGCGTCAACGGATCGGCCGTGACGTACACTTTTCTAGCCGCAAGTTGATGCCTTCGCTGCTGGCACAGCCGCATGATTATTGGAACGAGGGCGCGGTTTACTCCGGCTTTTGCTCTATCGACCCGTGCTACCACGGATGCTTTTGCGGACTGATCGAGGTCGAAGATAGCGGAGGCGACGAAGGATTTTCGCTGACGTTCAACTTTAACGCGGTCGGGAACAATGCGGTTTTCGTTGCAAGCGGAGACATGATCACGGTCAAAGATCAACTCAAGGTCTGGGCTGACACGACTGTGCTTTACGATACCGGCTGCATCGCAGGGACGTTCAACTCAGGCGAAGTCTCAATCCCACAAGGAACGACAACAATGAAGGTTGAGGTGATCCCTAATTGTGATGGCGGCACCGGCACGCTTTGGTCGTTCCTCGTCCAACTGTATTGCACATGATCATGCGCATTGCAAAAGAGGCGATAGCGGAATTCTGCCGACTTCGGAAAATCCCGCAGGAGAAATTCGAGGCCGCGGGCGCTTACGCCGCAGACGGATTCTTCGAGATCGAGCGCGAGAAATTTCGAGAGCTCACGCGAACATATCGTCGCACCGGGCTGGGCGATATCGTGGCGCGATTTGCCGAGCCGGTCGCAGAAGTGATCGACGCGGTCGCGGGAACAGAGCTCAAGAGTTGCGGAGGATGCGCGAGGCGGCGCGAGATCTTGAACAAGTTTCAGATCTGACGCCCTTTTTTCGTCACGCGTAACTCGCTGCAAATGCGCGACTTACGAAAGCTCAGGAGATTTTTTCGCTTTTGGTCTTGGCAAAGCGGTTCGGTTCGGATTGGGTCTGCGTCGTTCAGCAACGACCAACCAACAAAACAACGACGACAATGACCTCCACGATCCTGACCTCCAGCGCCCAGACCGATGCCGCTTTTTTGACCGAGAAGGAAAAGGCGTTCCTCAAGATCTGCCTCAACTACGACAACCTCGAAACGCAGATCAGCGACAACTTCAGCAACGGCGGAATCGACGAGGCGATGGATCTTTTCGAGGGCTCGTCCGCTTCTCGCCGCAAGGCGGCTGGCGGTCTGCTCACCAGCTTGCAGAAAAAGGGAATGGGAGAGCTTTGGACCGACAATGATCAATTCCAATTGAGTCATCGCGGCATCCGCGCCGCGTTCGAGGTTTGAGACCTCATCGAGCCTTCCCACGCGGAGGGCTCCATTGAGCCCTCGACCAAAACCAAAACCAACAACGACAATGACACCCATCGACATGATTCCCAGCGCCGGCATCCGCGCCGCGCTTGCCGCCACCGACGACACCTACGCGACGAAGGTCGGCACCTACGAGCACCCGGAGCACGTCGGCTCCGATGATTACCGCGTCACGCTCTGGCTCCTGCCTTGCGGCGAGTTAGTTCTCGAGACGAATGGCGAACCGATCTTCGAGTGCGACGGGTCCGACTTCGCTGCGACCTGCGCGGAGTACGGGATCGGCGAGGAGGTGGTATCATGAAGCGCCTCGCCTTGCTCCTCGCGCTTGCCGCGACCGCGCACGCCGCGCCGCCGGAATCATTCTGGCGCGCTCTCCATCTCGTCGAGACCTCCGGCCGGCACGGGGCGATCCTCGGCGACAATGGCCGCAGCCTAGGGCCGCTCCAGATCAGTCGCGCTTACTTCACCGACTCCCGCGTCGGCGGCACTTACGAGCAGGTCTCGGACCTCGGATTCGCTCGGCGAGTCGTCTCGGCTTACCTGCAACGATACGCGCCGAAGGCGTGGGCCGCGGGTGACGTCGTCACGCTGGCGCGGATTCACAACGGCGGGCCGGCCGGCGCTCGCAAGGCGGCGACGGTCAATTACGGCGCAAAGGTCGCGAGGCTTTCCGGAGGTGCGCGGTGAACTACGAGACTTTTCTAGACGCAAAGAGACACGTCGGCGCGCAGCACGGCTTCGCACCGACCTTCATGCCGGAGAAGCTGTTCGACTTTCAGCGGGCGCTTGTGACATGGGCGGTTGAGCGCGGCCGGTCTGCGATCTTCGCGGACTGCGGGCTCGGCAAGACCGCCATCCAGTTAACGTTCGCCGAGAACATCGTGCGCCAGACCAATCGTCCCGTCCTCGTGCTGACGCCGCTCGCCGTCGCTAGGCAGGCCGTCGAGGAGGGCGTGAAGTTCGGCATCGACTGCGTCCGGTCATCGGATGGCAAGTTCCCGGCTAGCGCTCGCGTGGTCGTGACGAACTACCAGCGGCTCCACCACTTCGACCGGGCTCAGTTCGCCGGCGTGGTCTGCGACGAGTCTTCGATCCTCAAAAACTTCGACGGCATGACCAAGGCCGCGGTCACCGACTTCGCCCGCAAGATCCCGTACCGGCTACTCTGCACGGCGACCGCAGCGCCGAACGACTACATCGAGCTCGGAACCTCAAGCGAGGCGCTCGGCGAGATGGGGTTTTCTGATATGCTCGGACGCTTCTTCAAGAAGCAGGGACCGACGACCTCAAGATCCGACGAGCACCGCGCCGGAGTCTGGCGGTTTCGCGGCCATTCCGAGCGCGACTTCTGGCGCTGGGTCTGCTCGTGGGCGCGGGCGGTTCGCCGGCCGAGTGATATGGGCTGCGATGACGGTCCGTTCAAATTGCCGAAGCTAACGACCCGAGAGCACGTCGTCGTCGCTCGCAGTCAACGCGACGGAATGCTGTTCGACCTGCCGGCGATGTCACTCGGCGAGCAACGCGAGGAGCGCCGCCGCACCATCTCGGAACGGTGCGAGCTTGTCGCGAATCTCGTCGGAAATACCGGACGTCCGGCGGTTGTCTGGTGTCACCTCAATGACGAGGGCAAGATGCTCTCCAAACTCATCAAGGATTCCGCCGAGGTATCCGGCGATGACGAGGACGACAAGAAGGAGGAGACCTTCGAGGCATTCTCGAGCGGTCAGTTGCGGGTGCTTATCACTAAACCGCAGATTGCCGGCTTTGGTCTCAACTGGCAGCACTGCGCGCACCAGACGTTTTTCCCGTCTCACTCCTTTGAGCAATGGTACCAAGCCGTTCGACGGTGTTGGCGCTTTGGGCAGAAACGGGACGTAGTGATCGACGTCGTCGCATCCGAGGGCGAGTCCGGCGTCGTCTCGAATCTGCAACGCAAAGCCGACCAAGCCGACGCGATGTTCAAGCATCTCGTCTCACTCATCAACGAAGAGCTCCGCATCGAGGGAGCAAAGCACGCTCAATTCAATCCCAGTTTCCCGAAATGGTTATGAACAACGACAAGCAACATATCACGGAGCGGTTCGCGCTCTACAATTCAGATTGCATCGACGTCATGCGCGCAATGCCTGACGGGTCGATTGATTTCTCGGTCTACTCGCCGCCGTTCTGCGGTCTCTACAATTACTCCAGCAGCGAGCGCGACCTCTCGAACTGCCGGTCCTACTCGGAGTTTTTCGAGCATTACGACTTCGTGATCTCGGAACTGGCGCGGCTTACTAAGCCGGGACGCATCACCGCAGTTCATTGCATGGACGTGGCTGGCACTGGCAATGGGCCGACCGCAAAGATGGGAGTCGCCGCGAACGTAGGCTCGGGGCTGATCGACTTTCCCGGCGACATCATCCGCTCCCATGAGAAACACGGGTTTCAATTCTGTATGCGGCGCGTGATCTGGAAGGAGCCGCTCGGCGTCCGCCTGCGGACGATGGCGAAGGGACTTGCGCACGCTCAGATCGTCGAGGACTCGACGTTATGCGACGTCGCCGGTGGCGACTACCTGCTTTGCTTCCGCAAGAAGGGCGAGAACCCCGTGCCGGTCGAGCACCCGACAGGGCTGCACTCCTACGCCGGCGAGCGGCAGATGCCGCGTGAGTTGCTCGAGTGGAAGGGACACGAAGGCAAGCAAACCGAGAACCGTTTCTCGCATTGGATCTGGAGACAGTACGCGTCTTGCGTCTGGGACGACATCCGCATCGACAATGTGCTCGCCTACGAGGAGAGCCGCGACAAGGACGACGAGCGCCACGTTCACCCGCTACAACTGGATGTTATCGAGCGCGCGGTTGTGCTCTGGTCGAACCCCGGCGAGGTTGTGTTCACTCCCTTCATGGGTGTCGGCTCCGAGGTTTATGGCGCGGTGCTCAATGGCCGCAAAGGTGTCGGCGTCGAACTCAAGTCGAGCTATTACCGGCAGGCCGTGCGGAATCTTTCGCAGATTGCACGCGACGGTAAAACCGAGGAACTCAAACTGACATGAACTGCGACATCCGACTCTACGATATTCGCACGCAGCTCGACTCGGCGCTGCGCAAGGGAAAGACGCCGAAGGAATTCGCGCACGACGCTGGCATCTCTGTCTCGTGGGCTTATCGGCTCGCGTGGGATCTAGGCTTCAAGTCGATCTACGTTTCAACCTACGAACGCAAACTGATCGAGCAACTCCGACGCGACGGCTATTGATATGACAAACGAACAGTTCAACGAACTCCTCCTTGAGATCCGCGCCATCCGCTCGGCACTCACGCAAAACAAGCCGGCCGCTACTGCGGTCGCTTCCAAGCCGGCAAGCGCCGGTCCGAAGGAGATCCCGCCACCCTCCGAGGTGATCGACAACGCGACCGACGTGCCGGTGCATTTCGGGAAGAACAAAGGCACGCCGCTCGGATCGCTCTCGCCGAAGTCGATTGAGTGGTACGCGCAGGAGCCGGAGCCGCGTCTCCGCAACGATGGCACGCCGT